CTAATATAACTTCTTTTGCTTGTAAAAAGCATACAGCATGATTAATATCATTACAATATCAGACAATATTCTCGATGCGTTAAACGGAATAAAGCCAAATACTATAAATATTAACTCCGCAGAACAATATAGGAATACTAAAAATGCTGCTACCCCTATTATTTTAGATACGATCCGGTTCATTTTCTGCTCCTTTAGCGCATAGATGCGTATCGTATCATTTTTGTAGTAATCTGTGAAGATTGCTTTTCAGTTTCACGTTAGTACATTCTGCCACCATAACTTCTCATAACGTTATTGCACTCAATTTCCATTGTATAATATGCTGCAGTTGAGTCTGCGAAATTAAGAGCTATTTTACAGACAGCGGTGGCGGAATCAGGCCAGCCAGTACCTGTTGCGCCTGTTGTTGGGTCCTCCCAAACTATATTACCAGAAGTTGGCTCAATGCCAGAAGCTACTGATTTAAATATTTTGTATATATTAAGACTTCCGTCTGATTTAAAACAACAAGAATATTTGTATATCCCATCACTACCTCCAGTTAAATCAGATTTAATTGTTATATCCATAACAAACGAATCGTAGTACGCATTCCATTCTTGTGATTGTCTAAACATTCCCTTTGGAAGTGGAATGGTTACAGAAGAAGGAATTGGCGCAGGATCTGGTAAATTTGTGCTTGGATTTGATATCCCATTAAACGGGAATTTATATAAATATACTTGTTTTTCGCCCGGGACAACTTGCCCACCATTTACCTGATTTATGCTATCAGGGGCGCAAGGCTCAATAATTAAATAGTTAAGATAAACATCCTCTGAAGATGTGTTGTTAACATAAATAGTCTTCCAACCCCTACCGACAAGAGCGCCCGCCCATGACTTTCTTCCGTCTGAGTTTCTGAGTTGCGTAGTATACGACATTGTTTCTGATATTTCTTTAGGAAACGATTTCAGAGGCATTATATTTACAGGCAAATATCCGTCAACTGATTCGACAGGATCAGATAATGATATTTTGCAACCTGTAATAATACCTGTAAAAAATACGTCCGCGGCATCTGCATCAAGAAAGAAAGAAAAAGACTGCACACCACCAGGATATATTTTACCAACTTGACCGTTCCAGACATAAGATAAGTTGTAATCAGGTGATAGATATGTTAATTTCCCAAACCACCCGATCCCCTCAGATGCCCGCCCAGGCTGAATTGATGAATATGAAGCTATATTCCTGACAGGTCTAACCCAGCAACCAGCAAGAACAAATGACGCGACAGCATCACCATACTTTGCATATCCTGATTTATTAAAATGAGTTCCATCACTATATACAGAATTATATTTGCAATATTGGATAACACTCTCACTTTCAAATACGGGACAAGCGTATTGATTAGCTACAGCCCTTGCATATTGAGCAAAAAGTGAACCACCGTCATTCTGACCATAATTAATTGGTGTGGTGGTATGCAGCACCACACCACAACCCCAATCAATAAACCTTTTAATTATTTTTTCAATATACTCAACGTATTCGTCCAGCGTTGCACCGCCTACTCCCTGGCTATCATTTATCCCCAGCATAAGATGCGCTACGTTACAGTGAGGGTTATCAGGCCACCGTTCATAAGAAAGTTTTGCCGTATCACCGCTAAATCCGTGGTTTATTACAGTAACATTTGAATTTGTTAATGTTAACAGTCGTTCCTGCAACCGAGAGGGGTACTGAATTGGAGCAACAGTGTATGGGTTATTATTAGGAGGAGCTATAACATCTGAACTGATTGTGTCGTGCCCTATAGTAACGCTGTCTCCCTGACAAACTATTTTTAATTCTCCTCCGGCACGCAATAAGTTATTTGCTGAAGCCAGTAAATTTGCATTACGATATGCATAAGATTTTGTGTTTAATTTATCATTAATAATACCAACATTCGAATGTAGATCATTTATTTCTTCCTGCACAGTCAATCCTGACGTCGTGCCAACTAATGCGGCACCATCATCTGTAGATAAAAGTTGTTTGAATTGATCAGGGTCGTACTTCAACACATTTGGAAAGTAGAACTGCTGCACTGACGAACTTCCGCCACTGTAAACGGCCATCGAGTGTCCCTGTACAGTCACAAACTTTGCAATCTGTCCATTATATACAGGGTAACCAGCAGCATTAATGATGATTGGTTGCGAAACAGGAACGTGAGAACCGTCTTCATTCTCAACATAAACCTGAATCTGGTTTGCTGGGTTGGTAGGGTCTGTATCAATCTGGCCGATATAAATTTTTCCATTGGCTACGGCTTTAAAAGATCGAGCCATTGTGAAGAGCTGGCTCGGCATTGATACTACAACATTGGCAGTGATATCTGACATTTACTATGCTCCGGGTACAGCAAGGACGCACAATACAAAACTTGCGCAGCATTGCATTAAGGTCGGTTATAATTGCTTAAAAGAGTGGAGGGTTTATGGAACGTGACTTATTGAACTTTGCTTTCTTAATCTTCGGCCTTGTGGTGGGCAAACTTTTATTCGCTTAAGGATTGAGATTTCGTTCCCTGAGCTAATGAGTTAACAATGCGCTCAACATCAGATAACGCTTTCTCGAATGCGGTAGAACCACGTGGCGTATTAGCCAGACGAAGCATTGCATTACGTGCTGGTTCACTCTCATACATCCTTGCCAGCAAACCATACCCGCCACCAACACCTACCAGTGCAGGGTTAGTTACTGTTCCAATACCTAGGATGAACGGTATAGTTTGCTGACCTGTAGGCGTTGTTACTCCTGCCTGACCAGCACGCTTGGTTGCCTCAAGATAATTCTTAATCCCCTTCAGATACGCAGCATCACGGCCTTTGAATGCTATACCGGTCTGGTTAGACATCAGGTTAATCTGTCTCAGGAACTGGTCAGGTGAGCCTCCTGATTTCTCCATGGCCTTTCCGATTATGCCGTTGCGCATCTGAGCGCGCCCCACCTGACCGACTGACCGGTACAGATTCTGAACTTCTGATTTATTCTTGCTGAACAACATGTTGTTGACAACTTCGGGAGTTAGATCCCCTTTCATCAGAACGTTCTTCAAGCGGGTATTCTGGAGCTTACTAGCCTCATCTGCGTATACCGCATTGGCCTGCTTGTATCTGCGCAGAGTGTCGTTTCCAAGGTTCTGGCCAATGGAGTTATCAATGTCTCCTGTCATTGCCATGTATACACGCTGCACTGCCGCCTCAGCTGGCGGTGGCATTTGTGTCCTTTCTCCTCTGACATCCATCCTAAACTGCGTTCTCAGTCTGCTTAACTGTTCCAGGTTAACATCACCTTTAGCCAATTCATTCCTGTATGCCTGAAGTTTGCTAATTGTATCCGTGTCGGCAACTTGCCCTAATTTTTGCAGTTTTCCAATCTCATCATCTATCTGCTGAATTGCTCGCGTTGGCTGAATGTTGACTCCTGTCATTGCGCTCTGAACTTGCTCAAGACGGTTCCCTGCTGCTTTCCGAATTCCTGATGTTTTTGCCTTCAGGCTGCCAATAACAATTGACGGATCATACTCACCAAACCGTGATGCAAATTCATCTACCAACTGACTGCGAGCTTCTTGCTGATTAGCTCGCATTGAACTTGTCCCGGCAAATGGGATGTTTTCAGCCGTTGTTTGAGCCATGCGCCCGACTCGTGAGTTTGGCGGCAAAACATCGGTTGTGTGCAATGGCACATCTGCGGAGTTAGCAAATCGGATTGCCTGTTGTGCTTCAGGAGAGATTGCACCACGCACACCACGATATACAGCGCCGGCGGCACGACCTAACTGGTTAATCGCCCCACCAAGTACAACACCAGTTCCGAGGTCAGTGGCGAGTTCCTCAGGGTTGTCCTGCACACTATTTGCAGCCATAGATCCAACTGCGTTTTCTGCCAGCAAGCGAGATGCTCCTTGTGCAACTCTCCCGGCAATGGTTGGAGCCTGCGCCGCAATACGTTCAGCTCCTACCGGAGTTAGATAGGGCAATGCTTCTGAGAAGATTTTCCCTTCTGTTGTTTGCGGGGTTAGCGCTCCCTGCTGAAGACCAAAATCTTGAGCAATCCCCTCAGTAGTAACACGAGGAGCGGGCTGATAAGTTCCGTCGCCTAACCCTAGTTGCTTGCCAGCCCACGCGCCGGCGCTGGCAACCGCATCAGCCATCGATGCAGGAATATTTGCCAGGTTCACTCCAGCCTGAAGCATTCCGCGTCCTGTTTCTGCTGCCGCGCTCACGATGTCAGAAAGGAAGCCCCCCCGATCTTGTGGCTGTGCTTCCTGCGGTGCCTGTTGAGGCTCTGCTGACGGCACCGGATACGCAGCATAGAAAGCCTGTTTAGCCTTCTCAGCCTGATCGCCTGCCTGAGGTGCAACCACTTCATTGAAGTATTGCTCCTGAGCCTGCGCCTTCTGTTCTGGTGCCAATGCCTGATATTGCTGAGAGGCAATAACGTCTTTCCATGCCTTAGCCATTAATCACCCCATAGTGAAGAAAAGTTGCTGTTGTATGCAGGCTGTGATTTCTGTACAGGTTGGGATTGCTGATACTGCGATTTACCAACATCAACATTGTACTGCTGGTTGTAATTGTTGGTGTATTCCTGAATCTCACGAATAGACTGCTGCATAGCCTTCGGGCTAGAGTAATCTACTTGCGGCATCCCCTGAAAATACATCTTCGCTTCTGCAATGGTGTTGATACCGCTAGCGCCCATATCTCTTGCTGCTGCCACGCCCTGATTCTGCATTCTTCCCTGAATACGTTGTGCGGAGTTATATAACTGTCGTTGTTCTTTGCCTGTGAGTCGGCTGCGAACATCTGCACCAATTGCCGGATTTCCTGCTCCGCCAGTCATGCCAGTCATGAAATCGAGAGCAGAAGCATCTGCATTTGCGATTGCGTCAATGTCTTTCTTCATCGCGTAGTTCTGTGCGCTTGCTGCAGACGTTGGAGGCGCTGCAATAGCACTTGCCGGGACACGAACCATATTGCCGTTATCGTCAATACCTTCGTAAAATGCATTAGCCCCTGCGCCGTGAAGTTTTCCGTCAATGTTGACTGTTCTACCATCTGCAAGCTGAACGACCCGATTCCCCTCAACTCCTGATATCGTTCTGGCGTTTGCCCTTTGCATTGCCAAATCCTGACCGCGGCGGGCTGTAAAGGCTGACATGTCTTGTCCGCGCATAGTAATATTTTGCCCGCGAGCCTGAAGTCCTTCCCCTGCTTTATTGCTGCGGATTGTTTCAGCAAGTCGACCTCGATCAATCTCGCGACCTGTCAACTTGTCCTGAATATCAAAATACTTTTCTGGTCCTACCGCGTGCATCCCAATAAGGTCTGTTAACTGCGTGAAGCCTTCAGGGCTTTGTTGATATGTCTGCCACGCCTGTTCAGGAGATACGCCAATTTGCTGCAGTGTATTCTGGTGAGTGGCAAGCTCTCGCATCACCGCTTCAGGCCCCTGAGCGGCGGCAATATTCAATCGTGCAGACATATCGCCCATCGCCTGATTTCTGTCAGCATCAACAAAGCCCATACCCTGACGAATTGTTTCAATCTGGTCTGGATTGGTGGCTGCAAGTTGACGCAAGGCGTCCCGATCACCTGCCGCATAAGCCTGACCGAAAGCTTTTTGAAAGTCAGAAAGCCTCTGAGCAGCCTCATTCTGCTGTATTGCCTGACCAACTGCACCAAGACCCTGAGCAAGTTGAACTCCAACGTTTGGGCGCTGGCTAAAGTCGTAGTTTGATAGTGATGGCTGCCCGGGCGCGTTTTGGTTTGCCACCTGCATTGACGGCAAACCAGCAAGTTGAAATGTAGCCACGATAACTCCTTAGAAGAGTGAGCCAAGCAATCCGATACCAGCACCGATACCAGCGCCCCATGGCGTGGAAGTGCCTAACAGGCTTGCAATACCAGCACCTGCAAGCGCACCACTCGTACCTCCGCTAATGGCACTTCCAAGCGTGGATTGACCAGAACCCTGAGAGCGGATCGCCGCCATCTGTTGCGCAAGATTACCTGCGTTATTTGCATAGTTCTGTCCTGCCGATGCCTGGCCTGCCGCCGCAGACTGACCAACGTTTAACAGGTTGCCATAGTTTTGCATCTGCCCTGACAGCCAGTTCTGCCCGAGCGTTGGTGCAATGGATGCAATTTGGTTTGATGTTGCTGTAGAGCCAAGACCTCCGGTGGCTTCCGCTGCATTCAGGCTTTGATAGCGAGCCTGATCAGCCAATTGTTTATACTGGTCTGAGTTGTAATACTGATTGAGAGCACTGTTCTGACCTTCCAGTGTTGATAGCTGCTGAATCTGCTGGAGAGCCGGCAAACCTGCGGCGGCGTAAGGTGCCAACTGCTCCATCACACGATTGAATTGTTGGTTTTGCAGGTCTGCGGCGTACTGTGTTGCTCTTGCGGCCTCTTTTGCTCCGCTGCTTGATGAGCCACCTTTTCCGCCTTTTTCAGCGCAATAAGGCTCCTCGCCGCGCAGTTTTCTGCCCAGCTTAAATGCATATAACATGTTTATCTCCCGTGATTCAGGAAGTCGATTAGTTCTTCGCGTGTGGCGCTGTAAAACGTCACGTCATCCACGCCTTTGAAGTATTTCTTGATGGTTCCTACACGCTTAAGGCCAATCATTGCACAGTACATCTGACCGTGGCGAAATTTGCGTGCAGCAAACGAAGTGACGCATTGAACAGAGGTGTTGGTGAGAATGTATCGCCAGAACGCCAGCCCGATTTCCTTACTGAATCCTCTAATCTCAGGCAGATACATGGCGTGGCAGTCAAATGTCAGCGGCTGAATCTCGTTGTAATACACGATGCCACCGAACTGACCATGTACGTTCACTTCGAAATAGCGGCACTCAGGCTTGTAGTCGTATCCGTCACCGTTGTTACTCCCGGCGATGATGTCGGGATGGTTGCCGACCGTTTCTATCAGGTCGATGTTTCGGGTGGGAGTGAATGTAATCATCAGTTGATCAATCCATGAGTTCGTATTGCATCTTCGAGAGCTTTGATACGCTGCCGCGCCTGCTGCAATCCGGTAGCCATAGCTGATACCTCAGACTGCGTATATGTGGCACTGACCGTGTATGCCTGGTTAGCGTTGAATGCACCGAGAAACGCAGCTCCTGTTGCTGCTGTCCATCCGGTCTGTCGAGCACCGATAACTTTAGTACCGCCAACTGAATAGGACGTTGTCACGTTGAGAGGTGACGCCAGCGATTGAGAGGCAGTTGCTGACTTCGATACGTAATCAGCCTGCAATGAAGAAATAGTGCCTTCAGCAACCGTAACCCTACCATCAAGAGCACTGACATCAGTCTGCAAGGTGACTATTTCGCCTTCAGCCGTGGTTAGCCTGACATCCAGCGCTGCAATTGCATTGGTATTTGCAGTAATACGGATTTCATGGCTGTCTACGTCGATGCGTAACTGTTGAATTCTCGCTTCGTGGTCTGCAAGCTCAACATCCTGCTCATCGTTCTTTACCTGCGCGTCATAGGCACCTTGCCCTGCTTCGTTTGCCTTTCCCGCAATAGCGCCAACGTCAGCCCCCTGCGCGATTACGTAGAGCAGATAAGACCGGCTGAAGACGTTGCGGGGGAGTATTGAGGCATCAAGACGAGTGGCCTGAATAATGACAGGATTATTAAGTGACGGGTCTGCCATATGTTACTCCAGACGAATTTGACACCCGGATAGTGTTACAGGTGATTTGGTGATTACCCGCAGTTTGAATCCGATTAATCGACGAATACGACCTACACGCTTCCATAAAACTCTCTTGTCGTACACAAACGGCTCATTCTGCTCAATCATCTGTTCGCGACCGTAATTGATTCCGTCTGTGGTTGCAGACAGGAACAGGCGGTCAGCGTATTGAGCAACACCAGTGGATGATTCAACTTCGAGGTCGAAGCATCTGGCATTGTCCGCTTTGAAGAGGGGTGTAAACAACAGATGTTCTTGCTGCTTGTCGTACTGACTACTAATGTCGAATTGCAACTGCCCTGTCACCGCTTCTGACTTGTCGCCACACGTAATCTGGTTGCCTTCGTACATGAAATCGATGGCGCGATAAACATCGTCGTATAAACCGGTTTTCAGTACGCACCATTGCGGCCCGTTCTGGCTTGATGAGGCATCGTAAACCAGCACATGACGCGGGAGATGGATAATCAGCAGTTCATGCGAATCGAACCTCAACGCCTCCATCACCCCGGTTGCCAGTTCATCAGCCGTGTATGAGCGGATAATTTTCTCAATACTGGCCGTCGCAATTGGTGAAGCCTGCCCTGACCCGATGATGTAGACGGAAGGTGCGCCAGTAGCTGGGTGACTGATGAATGCATATGAATCAGCGAATGGCGTTTTACAGTATGTTCCGGCAATCCCCTTCTGTACCATTAACGATGGCTGCGCGACATACAACGCAGCGCCAACGGTGGTTGCGCCTGTCAGGGAGAAATACTCTATCGTCGATGAGCCAAAGCAGACGATGAAATCTCGCCATGAACCTATGCCAATTATCCCGTCCGGCTGCGATTCTGCGCGATATTCTGCACTGTAGCGGTCAGGATGCGATTCATCTTCAAGGTCAGTGATAAACCATGAATCTGTACCGTCTTTTGACCATGCATAACGCCCACGTAAGCGAGCAATGTCACGGACTGAACCTAACTCATACTGCGTGAATCCGCTGTCTGCAGGCCAGTTTGAGACGGTTTTAACCGTGCCATCATAGCGATACTCGACCAGTTGACCATTAACACCTACCGCCTGTGATGTCAGACCATGTGCCATTGATACGCGACCGCTTCCGGCTACATCACCGACTACGGTTTCCCCTTTGTAGAGCTTACTGCCTAAAACGCGATATACAGCGTTCTGATCGGTGTTATATTCAACGCCACGCGATACACCATTTACATCGTTGCGCTTCGCTATGCCGGGGAATGAGCGTAAATAACCGCTACTGTTGAGTACTTCTTTTGGCGTTGCTAAAAGGTTGATCGGTAGGAAGTCAATATAGTCAGCATTGCGGAAGTCTTTACCCAGCCCCTTCATCAGGGGAAGTTGTTGAATCGGCATTCTGCTCTCCGGGGAAATAATGCCATTCGTTCAGATTGGCGAAACTATTACCGCTGCCTGTTGGCATACGTGACGGGTAAGGCGCTCGTTTAGCTCTGGCGATGGCGGTCTGCTTGTAGAGAAGCTCCTTCCCATATTTAGCGGTTGCGATAATTTTGGCGGTAGCCTCAAGCGCATAATCCGGAGCAATTCTGCAGGCCAGATTGTGGAATACCGCGCTGACTGCACTAGAGCGAAGACCGTGGTCGTCACCTTCAGCGGGAGGATTATCATCATCTGAGAATGCATAGCCGGTGATGATGCCCTTTCCGTCCTGATACCACTCGGCCATCATCGCTTCGAGGTCATCTACGGCATCCTGCATAGACTGTGGCTCAACATCAGTGAGAGTTGCATCTGATGCCACGCCCAGCTTACGAAGCGCCGCCCTGACCAGATCGCCTTTAGTCTTTATCTGCATCGCTTACCGCCTTAGGCTTGCGTCCTTTGCGTGGCTTAACATTGTCTTCGTCAAAGGGCGGCAACTTTGACGGATGGTCAAGCCAGCCATCTTTGACATATTCATGAAGCTCGCTGGAGTCGATGACCTTCATCTGAGCCATTACGCCCCACACCATGACGCTTCCGCCCGGCTTATAGATTGCTATTTTCATAGCCACTCCATAAAGAAAGGGGCCAAAGCCCCTGTTGATTACACAGTCTGACCAGACAGGCCAACACCGATTGCTTCCGGACGAGTTGCGTTAACGCCATACCACAGCGCGATACGGCATAGTCCTGACAGCGTGGAAATATCCCCCTGCGTAGCGAAGATACCGTTCAGGCCGACATCCGGGATGCTGAATGAGGTAGTTTTCATACCTGCAAACAGTTCGTGGTTGGCCGGAATAGGCTGAGACACGATACGGATTGCGTCGTCAGCCCAGAAAACGTTGGTACGGGCATCTTTAACGTTCAGGATGTTCACTGCCATTGCATTAGCCAGTGAGGTGTTAACGTTGGCGTAGGCGCGTTGCTCAGGAGAAAGAGAAACATCATCCAGTGCTACAGGCTTCGGCGTGATTTCAACGTGAGTACCATCAACAACGCGAACTACGGAGAATGTCGCGTCCTGCGCCAGTACGTTCTTAGCCATCTGACCAAGGAACTTCACGCCAGCAAACGAAATTTTGTCGCCGCGTTTCAGTCCGGCAGTTGCAGACAGGGTGACGGTAGCAAAACGGTTATCAACGTTAACTTTGTTGCCATCGTTATCCAGTTGCCATGCGACAGGCTTGAAGGACTGCGCACCGGATACAGTGATGCCAGTTGCGGTGGATTTGGTCAGCACAGGAAGTTTCGGAGAGCGCAGGACATCATCGAAGCCAGCAACCTGACGCTGGATAGTGCCATCGCGGTACGCTTCTTCAGGAATGCGCCCGAAGATATCACGCTTGGTCAGGTCATAACCCGCCTTTTTGTAGTCCTGCGGGTTGAAGAAGTACGATGTCCCCATATCGCGGTTAAGTTCGCGGGAGAACATCAGTTCTTCTGCATCGGCCACAAAGTTCCATGCGTCTGCGGTATTAGTGCCGATTGCATCCGGCGAAGTGATGACCAATGACCCCATCTCGGCGGCCATGTTTGCGACTTTCATCTCAACGTTATTCGCCAGCTTGCGAGCGGCGGACTGGATGCGGTGACGATACGCAGTCTCGTCTCGCAAGTCATCGGCGCGTAACTGGAAGAAGTCGTTATCCGGCTCTCCCATGTTTACCGCAACGTTAAGTTCCAGTAACCCTGTCGCCTTATCAGTTAAATCCCAACCCTCCTGAGTGGGGGACTCCTGCTCTACAGGCATCCAGATGGTATTGCTGGAGCGCTGCATAGAAGCAGCGGGCGGGGTGTATTTCTTGGCTTTCTGCGCCATTGGAGTGATTGCGGAGATGGTTTCAATAATCTCATCCACCGCCAGTGTAACAATTTGACCTTCGTTCAAAGCCATTATCGGATTCCTTTAAGTTTTGCCTTTAGCTTGCGGTAGGTTTCCACATCGCCCTTGCTCGCAGCCGCATCCATCTGTTTACGAATGGCATCTTTATTTGCTGCGCTGACATCACCGGTAATCGGCTGGTCAGCAGGGGGAGCGGAAGAGATTTGTTTACCGCGAGGCTTGAGAGTTAAGCGTTCGGATAGTCGAGTGAGTTCAATCAGCGCGGACTGCCCATCCATCGCCAGTAACTGGCGGGCTTTCTCCGGGTTTGCACCCAGGTGATACATGAGCGCGGCGGACTTCTCCGGGAACAGGCGCATAATGTCGGCCCCAACCGCAGGCGGAACCAGTTGCATAAATGCGTCTTCTTTCTCCTGATAGTCAGGGATATTGAGCTTTTCCGCCGCGTCATAGTGTTTGCGGGCAGCTTCGACGTATTGCGCTGATTGCTGGGTAAACTCCTGAGTCTTGCGGCCCTGTTCTGCTACGGCATTGCTGCGGGCGTCCTGCGCTTTCATTAGCCATTCGGTATTAGCAGCATTGAAAGCGGCAAGCGCACGGCTGTTGTCGTAGTCATATTTAGCCAGGCCTTCTTCTGACAGATAGGCATTAATATCCGGCTGAGGTGGAAGGTCAGGGTTTACCCGTAAACTCTCCGGCAATTCTCCGCGTTTAACTGCTTCCATCTGCTGCTCAAGCTCGCGCTGTCGTTTGCGCTCGATGCGGCGGCGGGCGAATTCTGCGTTCTTTGCCGGGTCTTGTTTTGGTGCTGTCTCATCGTCCTTCAGGACAATCTCAAAGCCCTCTTCCTGACCTGCATTGTCGTTGGCATTATCGACAACTAAGCTATCAGCAGATGCCGCTGCATAATCGCCGGACAGGGTTAAGTCTTCAGTTGCCTGAATTTCGGTGGTTGGTTCCATGATTAACTCTCTCTTATTGAGGTGTCTCGGCTACACTGCCGGAAGGTTGATTTTGTCTCTGCGATTGCAGGATGTTGGCAATGTCCATTCGCTGCTTGTGCGTCTGTTCATCGCCTTTAAGGAGTAACTCAGCATTTGCGCGAGCGTCTTCGCTGCGGTCCTGCTGGAATGAAGCAACAGTTTTAAGGAACTCCCTGAACTCAGATTGTTTACTGAGGTCCATGTTGTTGAAGATTTCTGCGATTCTGGCAGCGTTAAGCTGGTTCTGCGCTTCGACTTTAGCCGCGTCGATTTGAAGAGATAGCGTCTGGTTCTGAGCTTTAGCCAGTTCAGCCTGCCCCTGCAGGAGTACGCCCTGAGCCTGAACCATTGCCGGGTCTTGTTGACCTTGTTTGGCTTGTTGCGCCTCTACTAACCATTGCTGCTCTTCAGGCGTTTCTGGCTTCTTAACGCCCATCTGAATAAGCTGCTTGTTGGCATAGTCACGCATCATCTCAACACCTTTGCCATCAAGCAGTGTGAAGTACTGAAGCAACAGCAGTTGATATTCTGGCGTTCCCTGCGGCGTCTTGCCGAGCAACTCAAGAATTTCTGAGCGGTTTTGCTGCTTCATGGACTGGAATGATGGCCCAACATCCGTGTAGCATTCATAGCGCCCCCTGATATCGTTCAGTACCTGCCGCTCACCAGTGGCAAGGTCAACAACCTCAGCCATTAGCTGAACCTCTTTTTCACTGCCATCCTCAAGGGTGATTGTCACGTTGCGAGGAACATCGTAGATGTCATTAACTATCGACTGGTAAATCTCACCGTCACGGCGCATAGCGGTAGCCAGATTATCCTGAAACACGTATGTCTCAAGGTCAGCGCGCATGTTTAGCTGGTTAACAGTGTCGTAGGCTACCTGTCCACCGTTTACCGCCTCTGCATCAACACCTAGCGTCGCGACTTCTTTCACTGCCGCGGTGGCTGCTTCCAGCATGTAGGCGTTGGCTTGCGGGACCTCCGGGTTTTCGTAATATGCCAGCGGCTGAGTTGGCATTTCTCCGTTGTTCTCATCCGTGCGATTGAGCAGGTAATACGGGTAATCGTCGTTACCGTCATACATATGCTCAAAGCCTGCAATCTGTTCAGGCCAGAAGAACGGCTTCTTCTTCGGAGTACGGGCCACGATGTCGGCGTTGAACGACATAATCATGTTGCGCAGACGCTGACCGTCTTTTGTCAGGCGGACGACACCCTCATACACTTCTTTATCTTCAACGAAGCCCCACTCTCCGAATACCGGAACAATTGGGATATGTTCGCCAGCAATGAGCTGCTTGTCTTTGAGTACAGCAGTGCAGGTGATAATCGATTTGTATACCCGGCGACGCTTAATCTGGCGCTCTGCAATTTTGATAAATCCACTATCAGCCAGGTCGTCGATGACGTCTTTAATATCGCGCTTAAAGTAGCTTACCGGCTCACCCGTAACCGGGTCTTGGTAGATAAACGCCGTCTCTTTCTTCTCGACCACTTCGTAAAACTCAGCGATCTGAATTGTGTCCTGCGTCAGCCATGGAAATACCCAATCGTTTGGGTTCTGGAATGATGGAATATCATCCGCATCGAGGTCGTATTTTTCTGCGAAACCTTCCCAACCATTCTGGCTCATTGAGTGGATAACTGTGCAGTGACGGGCGTCAGACTTGTCCATCAGTTTGCTGTTGCTGTCCCAGATAACATGGGAGCAGGCACTATGGATAGGCTCTCGACGGATAACCTGATTGTTGCTCGTCGGACTTTGATCTTCGTAGTCAGTGACCAGACGCCACGCACCTACGCCAGATTCAATCTGCTCACGAACAGCGACGTTGACCGCGATTTTTGCCGTATTGTGTCGCATGTCTGTGCGATACATGCCCATTAGCACATCAGCAGCGTCAGGACTTGCTCCATCCTTGGGGCGATACAGAACATCAATAGGGTTCTGACGCATCTCAGAAACGAGTTTGCGCACCACAGGACGTACCACATCGAACTGCCCGCGATATTGTAGGGTTGTGTATTGTGATAGCCAGTCATCCCACTGAGATACGCGGGAGAAGAAGAGATCATTCTTGGCCTCCCTTCTGGCTTCATCGCTGGCTGTCCAGTCCGCATCAAAGCGCGACAGGATGCTCTCCAGCCTGTTTTCATTGTCGGCCATTATCGTCCTCTGCGTACTGGTCTAATAGGTGCGGGGATTTTCTTTTCTTTCGGCTTTCTGATATCGCGCATCATCCTGGCGAAGCGGCGCATCATGTAGCCGTAGCGAGTAGCATCGAGCACATCATCGTTGGTCTTGACAATCTTGCCGTTCTCGTCGCGATGATATAGACGGAACTCTTCAAAAAATGGTTCGCATGTGTTGAATACTTTGAATCTTCCTTCAAGCATCAGGTCACGAAGTTCACTAATGCCTGACTCTACTGAGTTACCGCCATCCGGGAACGTTGCGTGTTCGGGAAGCATAGAGAACCCGGCGTCCGCATATTGGGTTTTAAGTTGCTCACCACCGCCCTTTTCGTGTTGGTGACCGTCATGAGGCCACGCGACAGGTATTTTGTTAGCCCACGACTTAACAGCACCCCATGCCTGAACTGCGGTGTTCTCTGATTTCTTCCACACACGCGCCAGATAGAAAACATCTGCGTCTTTGTCCCACCAAAGCTGAATGTGAGCTTGCGGGTGGTTCCATCCGAAGTCCTGAGCGTCGATAACATAGAAGTGATCGGGGCACTCAAACGGCTGGCACTTAATCGTCTCTTCTGGTATCTGGAAGATTCGCCCGCTACCCATCGTAGGAATACCACGAGCACGTGCCTCTCTCTCATGCTCAGGATAGGATGCTATGATTTGCTCTTTCTGCTCGTCGGTGTAGTGCTCAGCATCATAGATGGTCATGTTGACCACTTTCTGAGACTTGCTGGGATTCTTCAGGAACTTGGTGACAACGTCAGACATCCCCATCAGCGGGGTAAACGTCAGAATAGAGAATTGCCCGTATTTGTTGGTACGGGTAAGACCTTCGCCATAGATGCTATATGGCGGCTCTTCGTCAAACCAGACGCCGTGAATTGTGTCGCCCTGCCAGCGGGCGCGGCCCTGTGAGTAAGGCTTGAAGTAGCATATTGAGATGCCATCTTCGACGCCTTCTGGCGTGTGGTGCTTAACAAGAAGGTGATCAACAAGATTAGGGAAGAATGGTGACTTCTTCCAACTAATGATGTCCTCTTTCGGGATTGATCCGTAGCCGGGTTCATCATTCTCTTCGATACGCCCGCACAGGATTCGTTGAGTCGTTTTGGTTACAGTCTCGTTTGTTTCACCGCCAATCCAGAAGACAACTGGCTCATAGAAACGCTTACCTTTCCACTCTCCGCCATATTTACCATCAGCCGGATAGCCTTTTGTTCCCGGATAACGCCCGGTAAGGTGAAACGCGACTTCAGCAGCACCAGTAAATGACTTACCAAGCTGGTTACCAGCCATAAAACATCGCTCTGGATAGTCATGCCCGGCATCGATGAACTCACGCTGTTTGCTGTATGGCGTAAATTCATATAGCAGGTGTGTATTTCGGTAGTTCTCTTCTTCTTCGAGTAGCTCGAGCAATTCGATTTGCTCTTCGTCGCTCAGGCTATCAAGAATCGCGTCCAGTTCCACGGTTGAATAGCTCCTTGATACGAGAGCGGCGCTTATCGCGATCTCCCTTATCAGGTGTCACGTCTTCAACTTGCGACTGCTCTTTGAGGCCCAAATCTCGGGCGATGATGTTAGCGTTGAGAAGGTCAGCGGCTGCGCCGGAGAATTTTTGGTCGTAGATGATTTGCTCTGCTCGCGTAACGACCTCAGATAAATCTTCTCGCATTCGATATGTGCGCCATGTTTCAAGCGTCACATCGAGGAATAGAGTCAGGCCAGTGATGGTCATTGCTCGCATCTTGGCGATTGGCTCTTGTGTCACCTCACCCTGATATGAGAACGCCTTCATCTCCCATAGTGGGTTAGCTTCCACCCATTCGAAGTATTCACAACAAGCAGCCCACAGCGCCTCAGGCGACTCGAATTTCGGGTTACGCCCATGGCTACTGCGGGCCTCCCAGAATCGGTTGCCCTTTGGTGCTGCCATAAGTTAGCTTCCTTGGGTAGTTGCGATAGTCACGTTAGCCGAACCATCAAATGACGTTGAACCTGTGACAGCGCCGGTTAGTGTGATAGTACGGGCCGTTGACAACTTATCCGCCGTATCTGCATTCGTTACTGAACCGCTTGCGGAAGTGTACTTAGCTTCAAATGCTGTCTTGCTCATATAGAGCAGCTCGCCGTACTGGCTTCGGAACAGATATCCACCGACCTCCGGCTTGAATACGGCTACTGTTTGCGCTGATATGTACTGGTCAGCATACGGACCGTCGAATTCTGCGTTTGCACTTCCGTCATTAGCGTATTTGATAGCTTTAATCGGAAGAGCAGACACATATTCACCATCAGCATCTTTGTAGAGAGGCCATGATGGCGTGAAGTTTTGGTTTGCCATTACTTGGCTCCTTCTTTTTCTGGTTCATGAAAGAACGGCAGGAAGTGACTGAACATTCTGTCAAGCATGTAGCAGTAGGTTTCGTTTGCGTCGCCAGGATAAGTGGTTACACCAACATCTCGGCAGACATAGAATGCGACGTGAGCACATTCATGAACCAGTGTGGCAGCATCTCCATTGAATACCCCAAGCAGGTAAAGGTTCTCGCCTGTTTCGGTATTGCAATATGACTGTGTAGCCCCCGCCAGCATCTCATTCCCGCCGCTATCAACGCCAAGATGAATGCAAGCCTGATCCCACTCTTCCTTTGAACGACACAGGTAGACATTGGCGCTATGGAACAATGGCACGAAGAACCGGGGAAGTTTAGGCCACTTCGTCTTTGCCATTCGTTATGCTCCGGTAGTGAACAGGTCTAACGCTTCCTTCGATTTACGCACCGCTTCGATAGTGCGGGTCGTGATATCAGAATTAGCGCCGCCTGACTGAAAGTGAATTTTGAATAGCTCAAGCTTCAGTTCGTCCGTGCCGATGAATTGAAATGCTTCTTCTGCGGCTGCGTTCTGGTTCATGACCAGTTTGTAAATCTCTAACTGGAATTTCTGTTCTTCAGTCATGGGAATAATCTCTGCCATTGTTGGCTCCGTTTATCCGTTAAAAGGGATATCAGTTAAGTTATCCCGTGTAGGGTATAAGCCATTGTCGAGACCACTCATTGAATGGCCTCTGCAATAACCGATGTCTTTCCATCAGTCCGCCACTACAAAGAATCTTTTTTGCCATAAGGCTGGAGGTTCATCTTTCAGTGGCTGCCAGTGTTATTTCCCCACTTACTGGCTTGGGTTGTTTCGTGGTACTGCCGTAATGTACAAACTGGATTAACCTGCGAAATCACACCATTCCGGGCAAATACATTTGCACTTCATTCACTACTCGCTCACGAGCAACGTGAAGCAATCTTTTACGCCCACCAACGCCCCACTTAGCCATTTGGCTTGCGCACTGGCTTATCGCTTTGGTTTCCGTGTTGATGATGTGGTCAATTTTGTTCAGGCGAGACATGGCACCAACGCCGAGACGGACAATCGTTTTGAAAACTTCATAAACTTCGATTTCAAATTCCGGCTTAATCCATGCTGCATATCTGATTGCCAGTAGTTCAACACCCCACACACCAGAATCAACCCCACCCTTTATTACTTTAAGTGGTTGAATTTCTTCCAAAGCTCTTTTTTGAGCTTTGGCTTTTAGTGCTGAAATGAACCGTTTAATCTGCGCACTCCTCAGAAAATTACTGGGGCGTTGAGACTCTGTAGCCTCTCCGTTTGCAACTGCTGCTGCATGGAGATCGTTTAAGTTGTAGCGTCCGTCCTCATCAACACGAACGGACACACCATTGACAATGACAGTTGGATACTTCATTACGTTTTCCTTATTTTGAAATGAACCTTTGCCGCATAGGAAACCAGCCCACCGAGGCTCGCCAGCACTAACTGGTATCCTCAAAGGCCCATTCCAAAAGGTCAGGTTCGGTGGTTATTGTGCGCTGCGGTGCGCGGTGAAATACCGAAACAAAAAAGCCCCGCATTACGAGGCATTTTCATGAAAGTCACTTGTCAAATTTCTATGTGATGGAAATTATTTCAGGCATTGCGTCACGATGTATTCCTGAAGCGTTCTCAGTACTGTTTGGTCGCTGATGATTCCATCCCGGATACCGAGAACGTTTCGTCCAGCAACTGGAGAGAGTTCGACGGTGGCATCATTGCCCATGCCGGAGGCGCTGGAGGTTTCGGCTGAGGATGGCACAGGGCATTTTCCTTTGACGAGCACCCGACCACCATTATCAAGCTTGCGCCGAAGAGCATCATTTTCAGCTTTCGCATCAGCTAACTCCTTCGTGTATTTAGCATCGAGTGCATCAGCATCACGCTGGCGCTGCTGCATGTCAGTAATGGTGGCGGTCGCCTGCTTCAGTTCACTGACTTTTTTATCGCGCTGCTCTTTGTAGGCGATTGCATTATCACGGTAATGATTAACAGCCCATGACAGGCAGACGATGATGCAGATAACCAGAGCGGAGATAATCGCGGTTACTCTGCTCATTGCTGCCCCCACAAACAGACTTCACGCTCAATCTCACGGCGAGTCATCAGCCCTTTCCATTGCTTACCGCCAGCGTATGTCCAGCGACGTAGCTGGTCACATGCGCCCTTGATATCGCCCTGGTTGATTTTGCGAAGAAGCGTCGATGTTCTGAAATTGCCTGCGCCCACGTTATAGACGAACGAATAAAGAGCGCCGCGCGTTGTTTCCGGTATATCGACTTTGATGTACGGGTTAATTTGTCTGGCGACCGTGGCAAGGTCTTTATTCAGGAGGGCTTTGCATTCTGCTTCGGTATACGTTTTACCGAGCATGATGTCTTTTCCGGTGTGGCCATAACACACAGTCAACACACCAACTACGTCCTTATATGGTTTGTATCTGACACCCTCCAGACCATCGTTACCACCGGGGCCAGTGATTAACACAGATGCTATGGCAATAGCCCCGCCACTTATCGCCGCTATTACGCTATTTCGTAGTGCCGGTGACATTGCCATTCAATCTGTCCTCACGCTCTTTGCGTTTGTAGTACCAGTTGATGCCAAATGTGCCGACAGTACAAAGAATACCAATGATTACAGCCCAGTCATTCAGGGAGAGAATGCCACCCATCGCAGTCAGTCCTCCGAAGCTGTAACTGAACCATTCTCTGATTTTGTCCATACGGTACATGCTCTACCCCCTTTATTGAGGGGATTTGCTCTATTTAATTAGGAATAAGGTCGATTACTGATAGAACAAATCCAGGCTACTGTGTTTAGTAATCAGATTTGTTCGTGACCGATATGCACGGGCAAAACGGCAGGAGGTTGTTATCGCAACCTCTTGCCACCCGCTTTCGCGAAGGTCATGTGTAGAAGGCCGCAGCATAACTATCACTGATTAGTTCAGGATAGCCAGTGGCTACGGCTCAGTTATGGTGCTGGTTAACGGACTTGAACCGCTACCCATTCGCTTACAAGGCGACTGCTCTACCATTGGAGCTAAACCAGCATGTTTGGCGGGACAGCGTGGACTCGAACCACGATAAGAAGGTTAACAGCCTTCCGTAATGACCTTTATACGACTGACCCAAATAAAAAAAGCCACCGTTGCAACTTAATAGTCACTAACGGCAGCTTACCTTCTAATTATGGCTAAATGGATAATTGCATGTCAAGGCTTTTAACAGCAACATGCTTAACTTTCTCAACACGTTTACGCATTTTGAAAGCTTTTTGCATTGGCTGGTATAAAACAAATAATGACGCTTTCAGGATGTCGTCAATTTCATTTCTACAGGTTGCCAGTGAAGGTTTTCTCCATCCCTCGCCACCACGTCCACACATCTTGCGTGGCTTTGCAGTCGCGTGATAGTAGGATGCAATTGCTCGCTTGGATGAACCATGAGCGTAGTAGCTGAGGAGGATGCCAAAGGCCTTTGTGTCGATGCGCATAACGGAATCTACGACCTGAGAAATCAACATTCCGTCATCATCATTACACATTGGCCTTGTCATCACTCTTGATGGTTCTACCCTCTCCATAAACTGCGCTATAACGCTGCTCATGCGTTTTTCGAGTCTTCCTGAATAAACCCATGCCCCCCATAGCTCAAGCCACCCATTAAGCCAGTCATGCTGCTCTTTAGTGAGGTTCAATTCTCGTATACTCATGCAGCATCGCCTCCCGCCGGCTTGTTCAATCCAAGCAGGTTCACCAGTTCACGCTCTCGCTCATGCAGATAATCCATCGCCTTCTGGTGTTGCTCCGTCATCTCTCTGATGCTGCGCAATTCAGCTTCGTCACGTTCACGCTGCTGTTTCGCCTGGTTAATGCTGGTTACGGTCATAAATACCTCTCCCGCCCTGATGAATCATTAAAACGCCGTTAACGATGGCGTGATACCTGGCTTCTTTGTCGTACAGATAACGCCTGACTGTGTTGCGATGGCACGATAAGCGCCGAGCGACTTCTGTCTGGTTTCCGTATGTCTCAATGAGTAACTCTGGGATGGTTTTGATAGATGGAGTCATGCTGCCTCACTTCTGCTTTCACACAGGTCTTTAAGTTTCTGCTGATACTCACCGTATTTCGGTTGGTATCCATTTGCCTTCTTACCTCGATGTGTGAGCTTTTGACCGAATAGCGCCTGCTCTACGCTCATGCCTTTCCTAAGCCTGAACAGAATTGTATTCCCGGCGATGCTTACTCTTGGGTCACGCGACCATTCCGCTGGGGTTTTTGTTTCCCCATTGAAGGTGATGGCGTGGCTGGCTTTTCTGGTATGTGAGGGGATATGAATACGTGATCGCATTACATTGCAGGCATTGCATAAAACTCTAAGGTTATCTGGGTTGTTGTTATTGACTCTGTCATCCTTGTGGTCAATATGCGCATTCGCCCAAGTAACATATTTTCCGCACAATTCGCATGGAGGTAAATGCTCTCCGAACTTTGCATACACAGCCTTCCTATGCTCGTACACGAATCCATTCTTCATTGCCAGGGGATGAGATGGCTCTTTAATCATCACGTATCCCTTGGCGTTCGCCGAGATGCCTTTTCCTTTTCCATGTTTAGTCAGTTCGTATGTTCCGTATCGCATCATTCTGAAGTAATGCTTTTGGCATACCTGCTGTTCCATGTACCTGCATTCGCGATCGCAACCATCAATCTTGCATTTCATGCGGCCTCCAGTAGTTCCGTAATCATTGGCAAATTTCCGCACGTCTCAGTCACTACCAGCACAAGCATCCCTCCTTTAATCGCCTGACAGCGCTTGATACGCATATCGTCTATCTGACCGTCATCCAGCCAGAATCCCGCACTGGTGAGTGCGTCAAAAACGGCCTTTGGCAAATTGTCCAGGTCGCGTTTGCGGTTATCGGGAGGTGCTGCGTGGATGGTGATTCTGATGCGTGGTGTTATTTTGATGTCTAACTGTTGTTGCTGAATTATTTCGATTACTTCTCGCCGGTATCGCTTTCCCCAATCGCTGATGTAGTGGATTCCTCGTGAGTGACGCCAGTAGCGGTTATTGGATGGAGGCCACGGCAACGCTATACGGTATTCGTTCATCGCACTGTTACCCTCCCTTCGCGTGTTAACTTTTGCAACGTTAAGACAATGGCGCGGTCCATTTCTGAGCGTCGCTCTTCCCGGCTTAAATCTTTTCCGTTGTCGATTCGCTCATGGCATGACGGGCAAAGCGCCGCCGTTAGGCTGTCGTCAACCTTTAGCCCTATTCCCTTTCCTTCGTTGCGATGCGCAGCCTGAACTCCATATCGACCACACAGAACGCAGCAATCTATCTCCCTTACTGCCTGAAGCCATCTATTGCTCCTGAATATCCTCATTAGACATATCTCCATTAGGGTCGCGGTATACCAGCCATTCGTTCACGCATTCAGCACAGGCGTAAATTTCATCAGGTGCCAGTTGCTTGTTACATCCGGCGCATAAGGCTCTCGCTATACTTTTCTGCTCGTAACTTCGATTGGGGTCAATCACCTTGTTTTCCTCGCACGTTCTCTAAGCCACCTGATGTCCCACAGGTGAGCCGTGTAGTTGAAGGTTTTTACGTCAGATTCTTTTGGGATTGGCTTGCGTTTATTTCTGGAGCGTTTCGTTGGAAGGTATTTGCAGTTTTCACAGATTATGTCGGTGATACTTCGTCGCTGTCGTGCCATACGTCCTCCTTCGTCTCTGGCAGCGGGAAATTACCCACTGGCGACCGCTCACATCTGATACACCATTGGTGCCAATAAGGTTGATTTGGCCGGAATCGATAATCGTCTTTGCTTTCTCCGCAGCGGTAGCAGTGTTTCATGCGGCGTCTCCAAACCTCGCTTTCCATTCCAGTGCTAACCGGGCTTCGTCTGACCACTTAACGCCACGTTCTGTACCGAATGCCTGTATAAGCTCTAATAGCTCCGCAAATTCGCCTACCCGCATCCTGCTGGTTGACTGGCCTATTACCACAAAGCCATTCCCGGCAAGGTTAGGGACAACATTCTGCTGCTTTAATGCCGCGGTAAACACACACTTCCAGCTTTCAGCGTCAAGCCATCGTCCATGCCAGTTAACCTGACGTGAGACATCACCAAGGCAAGCCCAAAGCTTCCGATTTTGGTCTAAGCTGCGGTTGCGTTCCTGAATGGTTACTACGATTGGTTTGGTTGGGTCTGGAAGGATGCGCTGGATGGCTTGGATGGCGTTCTGCTGATGTGCTGGAGATCGAATTTCAAAGGTTAGTTTTTTCATGTCTTCCCTCTCCCCCAAATAAAAAGGCCTGCGATTACCAGCAGGCCTGTTATTAGCTCAGTGATGTAGATGGTCATTGCTTCATCTCCCTTTCCATTTCATCAATGTCAACGTCATCAGGAAGATGGGAGCAATACGCTGCTATACCATGATGATTTATCTCATACCCTTTGAACGTTGCCATCTGGTGCGTAATCTCAACTTCGTTCAGGAATCCGTCATCGCATAACTGCCTGGCTATTTTCGATTTGGTCTGGATTATTGGTAGTACCTGTTCTTTCAAAGCGTATGATATTTGTGCATCCCATGCCTTTTCGAGAATGGCTAATTGTTTTTTATTCATACGTCAGCCCCTTGTGCATATCGTCTGCCACGCGCAGCAGGTGCATTTGATGCTGTGCAAATCTGTCTGGCTTCATCCTGGTCACATGCAACAAAGTGTCCGTTGCAGAACCGCTGGTAAACCGTACCAAGCGAGCCAAAACGGTTTTTCGTCACAATGATTTCAGCAAATGGTGCGGCGCTACTGTTCTCGTCGTATACCGCTTCACGGTAAAGCATGATGATTGAGTCTGCATCCTGTTCAATGCTTCCTGAATCACGCAAATCTGCGTTTGTCGGGCGCTTGTTTGGCCGCTTCTCAACATCGCGTGAAAGCTGGCTTAGGGAGATAACTGGAGTTTTCAGGTCTTTCGCCATCGCTTTCAGGCTACCGGAGATATGTGCTATGGCGAGGTCATTACGTTCCGCTTTTGGTTTCTCAATTAGCCCGAGATAGTCAGCCATAATCAGTGACAGATTAGGATGCTCCTGCTTGTGGCGTTCGGAAATGGACCTGATTTCTTCGACAGACAAACGCGATGCGTCAACTACCCACACATCCAGATCTGCCAGCAACTTCATCCCGCTTGCAACTCTCGCCCATCCTTCATCGTCCATTCGTGACGGGTTACGCAGCACACTGACCGACATCATTCCTGCGCCGGCAATCCCTCTCTCAACAACCTGAATGGCGCTCATTTCCATCGAGAAAATCAACACACCGCGCCGGACGCCAGAACCAGGAATAACACGACTTGCCACGCCTTCGGCTATCTTCAGCGCCAGTTCGGTTTTACCCATACCTGGACGAGCAGCAATAATCACAAGGTCTTCTGCGTTCATCCCTCCGGTGATAGCATCAAGCTCTTCGATTCCGGTCTTCAGGGTATCAGACTCTTCTCCGTTCCTCAGACGCCTGTCAAGCGTGTCAGTGTAATCACTGATGATTTCCCCCAGTCGCACAGGTTTAACCTCGTCACGTGGCTTCCTGATGGCTGAAAGGCGCTTAACTAGATCGTCCATCGCTCTACCTGAAGCATCCAGCGTGCCGTTACTGATTGGCTCTCGCATCTCATCCAGTAGCTGTAAAACCTGACGCCGTTGATAACTGTCTGCAACCATTCCGGCATAACCTTTCAGGTTTGCAGCGCTGGGACATGACCGCGCAGTCATCATCACCGCCGTTGCGTATTCATCCCCGCACTCCTCGGCCACCATCAGTCCATCAATCAGGTTCCTGTTTCTTGCCTGCTTTCGAATAACTTCAAAAGCTTTCCGGTAAATCGGAATTGAGAATGCTTCAGGCTCCAGAGTTGCCAGAACGTCACTCGCGGTTGGTGTTAATCCACCAATCAGCAAGCCACCGATAACGCTCGCTTCGATATCCTGTCTCATGCAATCCCCCTGTCTGCAAACTTCCCTTCCCGAACTCCCGTTAACGAATCTTCCCTCAGCAGGTAATCAAAATCAGCCGTCCAGCCTGTGTCGTTGTCTCCGAAGTAAAACGGCTTGGCCTGATGCACAAACGCCCTGACATACGCCCTGAAACCGTCCACGTTTGGCGTTTTCAGTTGCGGGATGATTTTCTTCAGGCGGCGTTTCCGTTTCTCGTTGACCGAAACAGCATGTGGAAGTCTGTCACCAACTTCGGTGTTGTAGGCGTTCAGGAAGGATTCATAGTCGATTCGTTCTGCCTTGCGACGTTCAGGTTTAACCTGCTCATTGCCGCCCCCGTTAGGGGGTAAGGGGGTATTTGTATTTATTGTCTTTTGTATATTGTCTTTTGTGTTTGACTGATTCGGTAAATTGGTTTTTACCGATTTGGTGAAGGTTAGTTTTACCGATCTGGTAAATGTTTTACCGAATCCGTTAACCTTCGTCTTCCACTCGGAAATATTTTTATTCATACCAACCTGACGCCCCACCTGAGTGAGAACCCCCATTCTGATAAGCTCGTTTTTGGCGGTAGAACATTTGGTTGGCGCCATGCCAGTGAGTTCAGCGAACTGTTCATTTCCGATCCAATCTATTTTTTTGTTATAACCGTATGTCTTGCGCCACACAGCCATAACAATCAGTAGCTGATGTTGAGTAAGCCCAGAAAGCATGACAGCTTCCAGCAGTGTATTTGCAGTCCGGGTGTAGCCATCGTCGAGTTCTGCCACGCGATGCTCCACAACCTCCAGATGAGGTTTTATCGGTGTAACTGTTGCAAGATTACTCATGACCTTTCCTCTTCAGTATTAGCTTCACTTTCTCCAACTCAGCCCGAAATCGACCAGGCTGTTTGAAGCTGGACAGGAAGCGATCACGTAGTATGTTTTTGTGTAATTTGTCCTGGTCAGGACTGAGTTGTTTTGGCATAATTACCCCTGTTGATTGATCCAGTCTTTCTACATCAGGCCTCGAAGAATTCGCCGTTCTTCGGGGCTTTTTCTTTTGTCAGGTAGGTAGCAAGTCGCCTGGTGAGCTCTGCCATTTCCTCGTCTTCGATTCCATACTCCAGAACCGCAAGCATCATGCTGACCTGAGAGAAGAAACCGTTCTTCCATCGGCTTACCTGGTATTCAGGAACACCCATAGCTTTAGCGAATGTCTTCTGGCCCATCATGGCTAACTTGTTGAGTAAAGTGGACTCAATGCGAGCCGCCTTCTTGCTTTTAGTTGCAACTACGTTCATTCAAAATATTCCTTAGAAATTAGATAGAGTTGGATTCGCAAATACACGCAAATCCGTTTAATAGATTTACCGCGTTGTCGGCGGTTCAGATTGGTAAAGAGCGTTGATACTTAACTTGCTGCCAGTAAGTCGGCTAAATCAGGACGAAGTTCTCTGGCTTTAATTCTTCCTCCTGTAGCTTTTACGATTGCTGCCACATACTTAGCGTCAATGCCGCCACCATGTAACCAACGCCATACAGTTGGCTGCTTAACTCCACACAAAGAGGCGAGTTTTTGCTGGCTTCCTGCAATGGCAACAGCTTTTTGTATTGCTTTGTTAGTCATTGCTTATTCCCTTTCGTATAACACACAACAAATAATAGCAATGAGTATTAACCAAAGCAATAGCAAAACGTGTTTTGACCATTAATACGCAAGCGTATAAATTGAATATTATGAAAAAAGAAACTCTCTCTGACCGTCTCAACAAGGCAATGGAACTGGCTGGTATGTCTCAAGGTGCTCTCGCTAAAGCGTCAGGCGTTGCTCAGCCAACGATCTGGCGTTTGACAAGTGGAAACGCTCGTGGGTCAACAAAGATTGTTGAAATAGCAAACGCGTTAGGTGTTAATTCGGAATGGTTGTCTACCGGGATTGGTCCTATGAAAAAAGATGGAACTACTCCGATAAACGCATCTCCATCTTCGAACACATTTAAAATCGATATCCTAGATCTTGAAGTTAGCGCGGGTCCTGGCGTTATCAATCGAGAATTCGTGGAAATACTCCGCTCGGTTGAGTATTCGCAGGATGATGCCAGACACATGTTCGATGGTAGAAAGGCTGAAAATATCCGCATCATAAATGTGCGCGGGGATAGCATGTCAGGAACTATTGAACCAGGAGATTTGTTGTTTGTAGACGTAAGCATCAAAAACTTCGATGGAGATGGGATATACGCCTTCCTCTATGACGATACTGCACATGTTAAGCGGCTCCAGAAGATGAAAGATAAACTATTGGTCATATCTGATAATAAGAGTTATTCAGCTTGGGACCCAATTGAAAGAGATGAAATGAATAGGGTTTTTGTCTTTGGAAAGGTGATTGGAAGCATGCCGCAGACATATAGGAAGCACGGTTAGCCAGCCAATGGCCTGATGAGATATTCGGGTGATGTAGAAAGACGAAATCGTTAGCGCTTGCCCGCCACACTTTAACAAGGAAAATCAAATGGTTAATCAGATAAGGTCCATATCACCCCGCCAAGGAAACCTCCAGTTATTTCCTGTAAAAGAGGTTGAAGTTGAAGGCGTGGCAATGGGAGTTCTTAACGATGGAACGCCATATCTTACCGGCCGAGGACTGGCTGAAATGTGTGGCGTGCATCATAGTGTAATTCAGGATATTTCTTCTGATTGGGCTAGCGAACGCCTTAAACCTCGTGGAAAAAAAATCGACACTGTTCTCCTTGATCAGGGTATAGATGTTGACTCACTTTACATACCATCTTCAGAAACTAAGCGGGACCATTATCCATACCCTGATTATGTTTGCATGGCAATTCTTGAGTATTATGCGTTTGATGCAAGCCAAGCAAACAACGCCACAGCTCTTAGAAACTATCGTCTTTTAGCAAGGCAAACACTTCGTGAGTTTATTTTTAGAAGTGTTGGTATCGATCCAAGAAATCCAGTAAGCGGCGCCTGGAAGTGCTTCCAAGAGCGCATTATCCTTAATGATAAAATCCCAGCCGGGTTCTTCAGTGTATTCCGAGAGATGGTGGATATCACTGTGCCTTTGATTAATGCTGGATTTGAATTGGGCCCTAAAACTGTTCCCGATATTAGCGTTGGAACTCGATGGGCAAACCACTGGAAGCGCAACAATCTGAGCAAAAAATATGGGGAAATACAGAAACATCCTCATGTCTATCCGGACTGGTTTCCGCAGAGTAAAGCCGGGAAAGTGCCAGCGAATATATATCCCGAAGAAGCTTTAGGTGAATTTCGCAGATGGCTTAGGGAAGACTATGTCCCAAAAGGTTTTAAGGATTATCTTGCTGATAAGGTCCAACAAAAAGTCATAGAAAACGCCAAAGCCATTGAGGTTTTGGAAAACCTACAAAGACCTGAGTTACCTAACAAGAAGAATTGATCAACGCCCGGCCACAGCGCCGGGTTTTCTTTTCCCTACTCTTCCAGTAGCTTCACAGCAAGTTTCATGCACTGCAACTGGTCGTCATCCCACTTATCCAAACCTTTCGCTATCTCCGTACGAATAACGTCAGCTATAGCCACTCTTTTGGTCTCATGACCCTCCGCAACCATAGCAAACACGACATCACCGACAATCCTGCACATTTCCTGATAGCGCAACTGCGCCAGTTCCTCGTTTTTCACACAGATTCCTCGCTCGTTTTTTGTTCAGAACAGTATTGCATAGAGGATTTATAAAAATAAATTCATTTTGCTATCAACAACATAATAACAAAAACCATTAATTAATAGCAAAACGTATTGATATGAATAATACTCAATGCTATTGTTTAGCCATCAGCAGGACGCTGGTAGCCAAACGGAAAGGCAACGCTCTTTAACTTCGATGATGCGCTGACAAAGCGCGAGCAGATACCAAACGAGATGGGTTTGGACTGGCGTGTGGTGGAGCTTAGGCCTCTAGCTGTACCGATCGGGCCGGACTGAGAAGCCACTTGAAATCCGGAAATTGAGACAGGTTCCGGCGCCAGTACCAAAGCCATTTCACATGAGGACAAAATCATGACGGTTATCACCTACGGTAAGTCAACCTTCGCTGGCAATGCTAAAGCTCGCCGTCATGCGCGGCGCAGAAAGCTAGCCATAGAGCGCGACACCATCTGCAATATCATCGATTCAATTTTTGGCTGCGATGCTCCTGATGCTTCTCAGGAAGTTAAAGCCAAAAGAATTGACCGCGTTACCAAAGCCATTTCGCTTGCCGGAACGCGTCAGAAGAAAGTTGAAGTAACAGCGGTTAAGAAGAACCGCATTTACTACCGGGACGTTAACCCGCTCGGGAATAAAATCCATGCCGTTCAGCGCATGAAGCTGAGCAGTAAGCCGCTTATTTGAGGTGAGATATGGAAGAAGAATTTGAAGAATTCGATGAGCATCCACAGGACGTGATGAACCAATACCAGGAATATGCATATGGCTACGACTATTGATACCAACCAATGGTGTAGCCGCTTTGTGAAATGCAAAGGCTGCAAGCTTGATTCTGAATGCATGGTGAAGCCTGAGGAAATGGCTCTTGTTAGGGAAGATGGAAAGATTGTCGATAAATGGGCAATCAGAACCACGGCAATGATTGCCAGAGAGCTGGAAAAACTAAAGGCTACATAGTTGGTCTTCTTTTATCTCACTTCAAATATCTAATCAGGTCGCAATGCGGCCTTTTTTATTGCCAAAATTTAAGGAATAACAACATGACCAAAGAAATTGTGACATTCAAGGGATTTAACAAAGACCTAAAGTGCCGTGGCTTTCAGTTTGCAATCGGTGAAACCTTCCATCACGATGGAAAAGTAGAGGCTTGCGGTTCTGGATTTCACGCCTGTGAATGTCCTTTCGATGTTTTCAGTTATTATCCGCCGGCAGAAAGCCGCTATGCGGAAACAATATCTTTTGGTATTACAGACAGTGAAGAAGGAGGTGACACTAAAATAGCCAGTTCCAGTATCACAATTAAGGATGAGTTAACGCTTCCTCAGTTCATTCAACGTGGTATCGAATGGATTTGGAGCAAGATAGATAAGTCTCTTGAGCAGCAGATCATGTGTGGCAGCTGGTCAGCGGCAACTAACACTGGCAACCGGTCAGCAGCAACCAACACTGGCTACCAGTCAGCAGCAACCAACACTGGCTACCAGTCAGCAGCAACCAACACTGGCGACTGGTCAGCAGCAACCAACACTGGCTACCAGTCAGCAGCAACCAACACTGGCGACTGGTCAGCAGCAACCAACACTGGCCGCTGGTCAGCGGCAACTAACACTGGCAACCGGTCAGCAGCAACCAACACTGGCGACTGGTCAGCAGCAACCAACACTGGCTACCAGTCAGCAGCAACCAACACTGGCGACCGATCAGCAGCAACCAACACTGGCGACTGTTCAGCAGCAACCAACACTGGCATCTGGTCAGCGGCAACTAACACTGGCAACCGGTCAGCAGCAACCAACACTGGTAACCGATCAGCAGCAACCAACACTGGCGACTGGTCAGCAGCAACCAACACTGGCAGCTGGTCAGCGGCAACTAACACTGGCAACCGGTCAGCGGCAACTAACACTGGCAACCGGTCAGCAGCAACCAACACTGGCTACCAGTCAGCAGCAACCAACACTGGTAACCGATCAGCAGCGGAAGTGTCTGGATCGCAATCCGTAGCGGCATCACTCGGAATAGAAGGAAAAGCCAGGGCATCTGAAGGCGGAGCTATTGTGCTTTGCTATCGAGATGAAGATGGCGAGTTAATTCATATTCGAGCAAGCAAGGTTGGCGAGAACGGTATTATGCCGAATACATGGTATCAACTGGATAAAGATGGTGAGTTTGTAGAGTGTGAGTGATGCACTTAATGCGGATTCTGTGATTCCGCATTGCGAGCAATATCGCTCGTAACCAAACGAGGACGACGACTCGTTCTGGTTAATCGAAAAATCATCCCTTGATGTTATTTGCCGCTCGCAGTCAGGGCGGCTTTTTTACCAGTATATCAATAGCGCTTCATATCGAGGCGTTTTCGCTATGCCAATAAATAAAAATGGAGAATCCCACGATGACACTTTCTATCGCGGGCGGTGCCGTCATGGGTATCGCACACCTTAATGAATCACTTTTAGAGCGTATCACCAGAAAATTACGGGCCGGATGGAAACGTCTCGGTGAAATTCTTAATCAGCCAGGAGTGCCACGCCATGACCATTACTCCTGTTAATGGAACAATTCTTGTTCAGCAAGGAAACAGGGAGTTCAACAAGCTATATGAGAAAGTATTTCCGGATACAAAACAGGGAATGTCTGATGCGTATACATGGGCTGCCGGAATAGCTCTTGGTTGGGATAAGTGGCAGGACGAAGAATGGGAGGCGCGTCATGTTGCATGATTTTGATGATGAAGAATTTATTGCTCTCAGTTCTCCTGAAATTGAGGAAGAAGTGGAGCAGCAAATTAACTTAGCCGCAGAACGGCAGAATCCGGTTATTAGCTGGGATGAATTTGCAGGGTATTACTCATGAATCTGGATCAGTTAGATGAGCCGTTCGCAGCTGAAGATATCGAATGGCGAATACAGCAAAGTGGTAAAACACGCGATGGCAAAGTATGGGCTATGGCGCTGGCTTATGTCACGAACAGGGCAATCATGAAACGCCTGGACGATGTTTGCGGCAAAGCAGGATGGCGCAATGAATACCGCGATATACCCAACAACGGTGGCGTTGAATGCGGCATATCAATCAAGATTGATTCCGAATGGGTAACTAAATGGGATGCTGCTGAAAACACACAGGTAGAAGCCGTCAAAGGCGGTCGCTCTGGCGCAATGAAGCGTGCTGCCGTTCAGTGGGGAATTGGTCGGTATCTCTATAACCTTGAGGAAGGTTTTGCGCAGATATCCAGTGATAAGAAACAAGGATGGCACAGGGCCAAACTGAAGGATGGAACAGGATTTTACTGGCTCCCTCCATCGCTGCCGGACTGGGCCATGCCAGCATCATGCAATCAACCATCACCAGAAAATACCAACCAGAAATCTCCATCGGTTGACTGCGAACAAATCCTGAAAGACTTCAGCGATTATGCAGCAACAGAAACTGACAAGCAAAAGCTAATTGAGAGATATCAGCATGACTGGCAATTATTGGCTGGTCACGATGATGCGCAGACAAAATGCGTTCAGGTAATGAACATCAGAGTTAACGAACTAAAACAGGCGGCATAAATGGCTAGTAGAGGCGTAAATAAGGTGATCATCTTAGGCCGGGTCGGACAAGACCCGGAGGTTCGTTATTCACCATCAGGGACGGCGTTCGCTAACCTGACAGTCGCTACATCAGAGCAGTGGCGAGATAAACAGACTGGCGAACAAAAGGAGCAGACTGAATGGCATCGTGTTGCCGTAGTCGGGAAACTTGCTGAAGTCGTAGGGCAGTATGTGAAAAAAGGTGATCAGGTTTATTTCGAGGGAATGCTGAGAACCAGAAAGTGGCAAGACCAGACAGGGCAAGACCGCTACACCACTGAGATTAATGTTGGAATTAATGGTGTGATGCAAATGCTTGGAGGTACTGGCGACAGCAAACAACAAGCAGCCGACAGGCAGTCACAGAAACCACAGCAGCAATCATCACCAACACAACATAACGAGCCACCGATGGATTTTGATGATGATATACCATTTGCACCAGTAACTCTCCCCTTCCCTCGTCACGCTATTCACGCAATTTAAGGACTTACATGAATCATTTAATGGTTGACCTTGAAACAATGGGCAACGGGCCATACGCGCCCGTTATTTCGATTGGGGCAGTATTCTTTGATCTGAAAACTGGAGAAACAGGAGAAGACTTCTCGGTTAATATCTCTCTCGAGTCATCAATGCGATACCGGGCGCGTCCTGATGCTTCAACCATTTTATGGTGGATGGAACAGGGAGAAGATGCCAGAAAATCGCTAACCAATGACACTCAAGAGCTTTCAACGGCTCTTTCATGGTTATCAGACTTTATCGCAAAGCACGCCAACCCTAAATTCGTTCAGGTTTGGGGAAATGGCGCATCATTTGACTGTGTGATTCTACGAAACAGTTATGCTCTGGCCGGGCACCAAGCGCCGTGGCAGTGGTGGAATGACCGCGACGTCCGAACCATCGTCGAGCTTGGAAAGGCAATTGGGTTCGACCCTAAACGAGATATGCCATTCGAAGGAACTCGCCACAACGCGCTTGATGATGCCATCCACCAAGCCAAATACGTTTCAGCAATCTGGAAAAAATTAGCTAAATAATCAACAGGAGAAAAACATGCCAGCGCCTTTGTATGGTGCGGATGACCCACGCCGCTGTTCCGGCAATTCCGTATCGGAGGTGCTGGATAAATTCAGAAAAAACTACGACCTGATAATGTCGCTACCGCAGGAAACGAAAGAGGAAAAGGAATTTCGCCACTGTATATGGCTTGCAGAGAAAGAAGAACGCGAGCGAATTTACCAGACATCCATCCGGCCATTCCGCAAAGCCACTTACACCCAATTCATTGAAACAGACCCGCGCCTTCGTGATTACCGTTCGCGTTACGGCGCTATCAGCAATAACTGAGGAATTTATCATGAGAGGTTTGTCCTACGACCCCGGAATCCTTCCATCGGAAATGATTATTCGCCAACGCGTAAAGCCAATGCCATCGAGAGAGGAATTGCTTAAGAGAAATTCTTTTCCATCGGTGAATCAAAACAAATATCTGAATGCGATGTTGCGGAGTGGGAAGAAATGAAACAAATGACACTAATTGAGATGGATGGATTTCTGAAAGGTAAATGCATCCCACGAGATTTAAAGGTTAACGAAACAAACGCAGAATATCTGGTGCGTAAATTCGATGAAGTACGTGCTGAGGCTCGCAACGAGGGGATTAACTACACCGCAAGCCGCCTTGCTGCTGCTTTCAACCACGGATTTATCAATAAGTCTTTACGTGAAGTTTTCGACGTTACACGCATGATTTTGTCAGCGAAAGAAGAGTTGGCTAATGAACCTCATCCGATTGATGGCCTGTCTGGTGAATATGCGGAGAAATCCCTTGAAGAATGGGCGGAACAGATTCGCAAAGGAGTTCAGTCATGAGCATCCGAACTGAACATGGATTTGGTCCTTCAACGGTCGAAGTCGAATGGCTTGATGATTGCCCTAAGTGCCAGCACGGCAAAGCTAAGGTAACAGGATGGTCGGTAACCAAAGATTCTTTGTGGGCGGGTGATGAGGCCGTCTGTTCCAAATGCGGTCACAAAGGTGAAATCGATGCTGATGGAGAGAATGCCTGGGTGGAATGGGACGAAATCGAGGAGGCACAATGAGCAACATCGACAAACTCAATGACCATGAACTGGTTGATCTGAAAAACGCTATCGAAAGAGAGCTTAAACGACGCGCTGATGGGCCAAAAGTCACCACGTATTATGTCGTCTCCTGCATCACTGATGCTCAGCATTTTACTGATTTGGACTGCGCCTTACGTTGCTTAAAAAGTGTCACCGAAGACCTTATGGAGTGGGTAGCGGAATCCCCAGAAAACCGGGATTACGTCAATCGATGCACAGGCATTGTTGGGGCAAAACTCCAGGTGGAGGAGATGAATCTCGAGCACTTCAACATGTGCGTTGCAGAAAAATATTTCGACGATAATTGTTATCCACCGGAGACAGCCCAATGAGCAACATCGACAAACAGGCGCTACGAGAGCGCTATTCACCGCAACCTGCACCTGAATGCCACATTTGCGGCAAAGAAATGACTATACAGCGCATGTCTGCCAGGCGAATTACCTATGGCTGCACGGGCGCGACATATGACGATAAAGGTTGCCACTACGCAGAAGGCCGCAGTATTGCGGATGACCACTACGAGCAATCACGCGTCACTGTCGTCGATGTTAGCGACCCGGATGTGCTGGCGCTGCTGGATGAACTGGAGCATTACAAATCACGCGAAGAGCGAGTTACAAATCTGGTTCTGGACAACTCGACAAGCTGGGATGCTCTCTACAAGAAGCTGGAAGCCGCAGAGAACAACCTCATCGATAGCGAATGTCATGTTGCTGAACTGGAAGAATCGCTACGTGATAAGCAAGCATTACTGGAATCCGCAGAACGCAGCATAGCAGAACAAAGCGCTATTGTAGCTGCTGCTGAAAAACTGGTTCGCTGCAAAGGTCGTTATCACAGCGAACTGAATTACCGGGCGCTTGCAAAACTGTTTGGTGTCATTACGCCGGATTTACCGCCACTTGAGCATGAAAACGTTCATTACGCAGACGCTGCTGATGTGGAAATTACGGCGTTACGCCAGCGCATAGCAGAACTGGAGGCGAAACTTGAAACTGCCGACAAATTGCAGGATAGCGCGTTTCGTCATGGTCTCCAGCATGGCTTTAGTTACGGACAAACAAACGACCAGGCGGGATTCGAACAATGCATGGCGGCGTATAGCACCCGAGCTGGCATTGGCGTAAAGCAGCAAGATAGCGTCGGTTCTGATGTAGGTGGCAGGAATCAGCCTGGTATGGTTGTTGCGATTCATATCGACGCGGGTGACTTTGTGAAAGTCAAAGGACAGGTGTTTGAGGTCGAGGAAACCGACTTTGACGACCACGATGTCACCCTGTGGTTCGTTGGTGGCAACGCATTGAAATGTGCTGCGGGTTGTCCGGTTGAGGTGGTATCTGAGCCAGTTGCTGCTGGCATCAAGGTTAAGGGGGAGTGAAATGACAAAAATATTCCGGAAGAATTATCCACGTCAAAGTCGGTTTAAAGAGGCTCTATTTTTCCTTCTCTTTCTTATTTTAATGGTTCCAATATCACCGATATTCTTCATCTGGTTAGCAGGCGTACAGGCAGAAAAAATAGCCGAGTGGTATAGCTCCATCGTATGGTGGCCATTTAACAAACTGCACAACAAATTAAATCCGTACAGGGAGGACTAACCCATGACCACTATTACCAATAAGAAACAGTATCCCAGCGAGCAATATCTTAATGAGCTGATCACCAACATGGAGTTTGCTGCAATGGCACCAGTTGAAGTCGTGAGAGTGATGGCAGCAGAGCTACAGGAGCGTCGCAAGGCCGATAACAAAGAGCCAGCCGGATACCACGTCATCAGAGAGTGCGGAAAGGTTGGCTGTAGTGTTGCAACACTTGAGGAAGCCGAGAAAACGCGAGACTTCTGGAATAAAAAGTGGACTATCAGGCCGTATTTTTACACCGCCCAGCCAGCGCAGGAAACAGGCGTTTACAAGGATATGCTCAATATCATCGGCCTGCTGGAAAACAACGAATGGGCTGAGCACTGCACGAGTACAGTTTTAGGTTCACTCCTGGAATCAGAAATAACTCGTCTGGTTGGCAAAGAGCAGCCAGCGCCGGTAGTGCCGGATGAAATGCCGAAAGGCCTGGCTGGTCAAATTGTCAGTCTGCTGGCGCATAACATTGGCGATAAGTTTTTGGCTAAGAAAATCTGGAACGCCTGCCGCGCTGCCATGCTTCAGGCTAATCAACGCGACCTGGGCAGTAACTGACATTGGAGAAGAACCTGCATCAAAAGTAACCCACTGGATGCCGCTACCGGAACCGCCGCAGCAATAACAATCCTCGCACTCGCGGGGATTTTTTTATCTGAACTCGCTACGGCGGGTTTTGTTTTATGGAGCGAATGATGGTTCTTGTTATCAGTGCCACCTATCTTTGTCGCCGCGGGAATATTGATGGCGCGGTTTACGCAGGTATAGCAATTTTCGGATTTATTGAGCTTCTTGTAGAGATTGCTCTTCTCGCTTCAGTATTAGGAAGGTAACCATGGAATCACACAGTCTCACACTCGATGAGGCCTGTGCATTTCTCAAGATATCCAGACCTACCGCCACCAACTGGATTCGCACAGGCCGACTACAGGCAACACGTAAAGACCCCACCAAACCGAAATCCCCTTACCTCACCACACGACAAGCCTGCATTGCGGCGCTTCAGTCTCCGCTGCATACTGTCGACGTGAGCGCGGGTGATGCATTTAAAGAGGGAAATAAATGTCAATCTTCCGTAGAGGTGAAATATGGTACGCCTCGTACTCGCTCCCGGGCGGGAAGCGAATTAAGGAATCTCTTGGGACAGCGGACAAGCGGCAAGCTCAGGAGTTGCACGACAAAAGAAAGGCTGAACTCTGGCGAGTAGACAAGCTCGGCGACTTTCCTGAAGTGACTTTTGAAGAAGCATGCCTCCGCTGGCTGGAAGAGAAAGCAGACAAGAAATCGCTCGATACCGATAAAGGCCGGATGGGATTCTGGCTTGAGCATTTCGAAGGAGTAAGGATAAAGGATATCACTGAGGCGAAGATTTACGCCGCGGTGAGCAGGATGCAAAACAGGAAGGTAAAGGAGATATGGCAGCAGAAAGTTGAATCTGCCAAGAGAAAGGGTAAAGAAGCGCCAGTATTTGAGCCCAAGCCGGTCACTACATCGACAAAGGCAAAGCACCTCGCACTGATGAAGGCCATTCTCCGGACGGCAGAACGTGACTGGAAATGGCTGGAGAAAGCGCCTGTAATCAAGGTTCCTTCTGTCAGAAACAAGCGCGTAAGATGGCTTGAGCGTGATGAGGCAAAAAGACTTATTGAAGAATGTCCGGAACCGTTGAAATCTGTTGTTAAATTTGCGCTGGCAACGGGACTTAGGCGGTCTAACATCATCAATATGGAGTGGCAACAGATCGACATGCAGCGTCGTGTTGCCTGGGTGAACCCTGAAGACAGCAAGTCAAACCGCGCTATTGGCGTAGCGCTAAATGACACTGCCTGTAAGGTATTGCGTGACCAGATTGGTAAGCATCATAAATGGGTGTTCGTGCATACGAAAGAAGGCATCCGGCCTGATGGTTCAAAGACGCCAACCGTGAGAAAGATGCGCGTCGATGATCAGCGGGCATGGAATGCAGCTTGCCGCCGGGCCGGAATTGAGGATTTTCGCTTCCACGATCTGAGGCACACGTGGGCCAGTTGGCTAATTCAGTCCGGAGTGCCGCTTTCTGTTCTGCAGGAAATGGGAGGATGGGAGAGCATCGAGATGGTGCGCCGATATGCTCACCTTGCTCCGAACCATTTAACGGAACACGCGAAGCAAATTGACTCGATTTTCAGTGATGATGTCCCAAATATGTCCCATATGAAAAATAAGGATGGAATTAAAGAGGCGTAACCAGTTGATATATAATGGCGCGCCCTGCAGGATTCGAACCTGCGACCCACGGCTTAGAAGGCCGTTGCTCTATCCAACTGAGCTAAGGGCGCCTTGTGAAGTGAAGACTTCGTGTAGACGAAACGCGAGAATTATACGGTCAGGTACTCCTGAGTCAATGGCTTTTGTTCTGGTTGCTGACTAAGTGTACGAATATCGTCTTTTCTGGCGCAATGCCAGGTTCCAGGAAATCGCCTGGACACATCTCAGCACGCATAAAGTGGGAATTAAGGCCGCCAGTATTTAGAAAATCAATCAGTTTCTTTAATATTTCACCATGATTCACCTGCCGTGTAGGATATTTTTTATGCTGAGTATCGCTATTAAGGAACAAAACAGTCACTTTGAGCATGGTTTGAAAATCATCATGACGCGTCTGGCGAATCAATGGCAGCAGAAAATTGACTTTCTGCCGCCAGAAGAGATAGATAATGCCGATATCGCTTTCCTGGCCCTGGATGATGATTGGTTCAGCGCAGGCTGTTACCAGATACCTATGCATACCCAACATCAGCTACGGGTGATTATTTGTAATAAATGCGATAAAGAAAAGCTCATGTTCAGACCATGTCTGTATATGCTGCCGCATATTTATCGGGAAGATGATGTTGAAGAAATTACCCGGAAAATGATATTGATCTTACATAAACGAGCGCTTCGACATAGCGTCCCTTCTGGCATTTGTCACTACTGCACGACTCGTCATTTTTCAGTAACAGAACGTCACCTGTTAAAACTGATCGCCAGCGGTTATCATTTAAGCGAAACGGCCGCTTTACTTTCACTTTCTGAAGAGCAGACAAAGTCACTCCGCCGGAGCATTATGCGAAAATTACATGTTAAAACGGAGCAGCAGTTTTTAAAGTATATTAGAGTTAACCTTCATTTCTTACTCAGTAAGTAA